CCAGTTGTATCTTTCCCAGGAGAAGGCACTGTTCTCTTTGGCGATAAGACGCTACAAAGCAAGCCAAGCGCATTCGATCGCATTAATGTTCGTCGTCTCTTTATCGTTCTTGAGAAGGCAATTGCTCGTGCATCACGAGCCAGCCTCTTTGAGTTCAACGACGAATTTACTCGCGCTCAGTTCGTAAATCTTGTTGAACCATTCTTGAGATTAGTGCAGGGTCGTCGTGGCATCTATGACTTCCGTGTTGTTTGCGACGAAACAAACAATACACCAGAAGTTATTGATCGCAACGAATTTATTGGCGATATCTACATCAAGCCAGCCAAGTCAATCAACTTTATCCAGTTGAACTTCGTGGCTGTCCGCACTGGTGTTGCCTTCGATGAAATCGTTGGTCGCTTCTAATAAATAGAGTATAGGCTCAGGAGAAAACAATGCCATTTAATGTAAATCAATTTCGTACTCAGTTAAGTGGAGATGGCGCACGCCCGAATCTATTTGAAGTGCGACTTAATTTCCCAAGTTATGTGACTGGTCGCTCATCTGCGCAATTAAAGTCAACATTCATGGTTAAGACTGCACAGCTTCCAGGATCAACACTAGGTTCGGTTCCAGTAAACTACTTCGGTCGCGAAGTTAAAGTTGCTGGCAATCGCACTTTTGCTGATTGGACAGTAACAGTAATTAACGATGAAGACTTCATTATCCGCAATGCAATGGAAGCATGGGTTCGCGGAATCAACGATAATGTAACAAACCTTCGTGCTGCACTCACGACACAGCAATATGCTGCTGACGCTGAAGTGTTCCAATACTCAAAGGCTGGCGGTTCGCCAATCAAGAAGTATAAGTTCGTTGGTATGTTCCCAGTTGATATTGCTGCAATTGATCTCGATTGGGGTTCAAATGATGCAATCGAAGAATTCTCAGTTACTTTCCAGTACCAGTACTGGGAATCTGCGAATACTACGGTTGGTCGTTCAACAATACCTGGCGGATTATTCGCTTAATTATTGGTTTGAGGGGGGAGTTTATCTCCCCCCTTTCTATATGATGGAGATACAATGGCAATAAATCTATTCGGATTCGAAATCCTACGCAAAAAACCTGAAGTCCAACTTCAGCCTCAAGTTGCAACTCCAGTTAATGATGATGGTGCACTCACTGTCACAGCTGGTGGTTATTTCGGAACCTATCTTGATCTCGAAGCCAGTTTTAAAAACGAAAACGATTTAATTAGTCGTTATCGTGAAATGGCTATGCAGCCAGAACTAGAGGCTGCAATTGACGATGTCGTTAATGAAGCAATTGTGCATGATGTAACTGGCAAATCTGTCACTATTGTGCTCGACGATCTAGAACAACCAGAAAAAATCAAAGATATGATTCGCGAAGAATTCGATAATGTTCTTCGCATGCTTGACTTCTCAAATTCAGGTCAAGACATTTTTCGTCAATGGTATATTGACGGTCGCGTATTCTATCAAGTTTTGATTGACGAAAAGCAACCAAGACTCGGCATTCAAGAATTAGTTTATATCGATCCACGAAAAATTAAGAAAGTTCGTAGTGTCGTTAAAAAGAAAGATTCTAGAACAGGAATTGAAGTTGTACAAGGCGTACAAGAATTCTATGTGTTCAATGAAAAAGCAACCACTCAAGGGCAGAATATGGTTTCGTCAGCAGCCGATGCTGGTGTAAAGATTGCAACTGATGCAATTGTGAATGTCAATTCTGGTCTTATGGATGCCAAGAGACAACTCGTTCTATCGTACCTTCACAAAGCGATAAAGCCCCTCAACCAGCTCCGAATGGTTGAGGACGCTGTTGTTATCTATCGTTTAAGTCGTGCACCAGAAAGAAGAGTGTTCTATATTGATGTGGGTAATATGCCTAAAGTCAAATCAGAACAATATCTTCGCGACATTATGACCAAGTTTAGAAACAAGGTTGTATATGATTCAGCCACTGGCGAAGTCAAAGACGATCGCAAATTTATGTCAATGATGGAAGACTTTTGGATTCCTCGTCGCGGTGAAGGTAAGTCAACAGAAATCACAACTCTTCCAGCAGGTCAAAACCTTGGTGAGTTGGCTGATGTAAAATACTTTGAGCAAAAACTATATAAGTCATTGAATGTTCCTGCATCTCGCTTAGAGTCACAAACTGGATTTACTCTTGGTCGATCAACAGAAATTACAAGAGATGAATTGAAGTTTAGTAAGTTCATTGATCGTATTCGTGCTCGTTTCAGTACTCTGTTTGATGAGTTAATGGAACGACAATTAGCACTCAAGGGCATCTGCTCTGTTGATGAATGGAAAAAACTTAAAGAGACTATTCACTATGACTTCCTTAAAGACAATAACTTTATGGAACTCAAGGAAGCAGAATTGATGACTGCAAGATTGCAAATCATGACACAGATTGATCCATATGTTGGGACATATTTTTCCAAGGCATGGGTCAAGAAGCATGTCTTACATTTTGATGAAGAAGGCATTGAAAGAATGGAGAAAGAGTTGGCAGAGGAACAAGCAATGGAGCCACCAGCTCCAACAATTGCTCCTGGTGTTGAGTCTGCTCCACAAAATACTACTGCTGCGCCACAAGCACAATCAGCAAATGGTATTGACCAAGCATTTAATGCTCAAATTACTAAATAATAATTGGAGATAATTATGGAAACGATCGATTTAGTTAATGCTGCTATTGCTGGTGATCAAGGAGCATTTAAAGCTGCTTTTGATTCTGCAATGGCTGCTCGTGTTACTGATGCATTAGAAGTAAAGAAAGTAGAAATTGCGTCTTCACTATTAACACCAGAAGTAGAAACAAATGAAATTGAAGGAATTGAGACAGAAGTTGACGGAAGCTCCGATGCAGTCGAAGCAGATGTCAGCGCAGCCTCCGCAGAATAAAAATGCTGGCGCTGAATTGCGCCAGAAATTAAATGCTGCCAAATCAACATTGGGAATTAAAGATCTCAATGTTAGCGCAGCTGCATCTGGTCACGAAAAAGTAATGAAGGCTGTTGAAAAAAATCCAAAAGTTCCATTCAATCAAATTTTAAATAAACTATCATCAAACGAAAGAAATAGTTATATTGCTGCAACTTCACAAGTTCCATCTGATGCATTAGGATCAAATGTCCCGATGAATCGTTTTCGCCGTCAGTTGCAAGTATTAAAACCAGCTGCTTCAGCCAAAAAATCATTGATGAATTCATTTGATGTTTTTGACAAAGAACAAATTTGTGAAGCAACGCTCCGCGATGAAGTCAGTCCACCACCAATGCTTGTTCTTAAGAGAACAGGTATTCGCATTTTCCCTGATGGTCGTCGAGTTGCCATGTATGTTAATGACAAAATGGGATTAACATTTACAATTCCATACCGTCCAACAGGCACAAAAACAGATGATGCTACTGTTCCTGGATCAGTATCAGAAGAAATCATGGAAAGTTTAGATCAAGTTGCTGCATTTGCGCAACAAGATAATGTAACATCAAACGCAAAGCATATGAAGTTTGCTGATGGTTCTAAACTTAAAGTCAGTCATGGTGCAGCAAAAGCCATTCATATGGTTCATGGCGCATTGAATGACGAGAACAAAAAGAAATTTGCTGATATGCTCACAACTCCAAAGGGATTTGAGAAAGCTGCTCATTTTGCATTGAGCAAAGTAAAATTCTCTATTGGTGACAAATGAGTTTAGTATCAGAAATTGTAAGAGAAATTATTGCTGAAGCCAATATTCAAAAAATTGGTCGCAAAAAACTTATCCGCGCTCGTATTCGCGGCGGTAAAGTTCAAAGACGAAAAGTTTTTTCTGCAGTAAAAGGCTTTACAATTCGTGGCGGCAAATTAGTTCGTATGAAGCCACAAGAAAGATTGCGCAGAAAAATGGCAGCAAGACGAGCAAAGGTAAAGCGTAAAGCAAAAATGGCTCGTGCTCTTATTAAAAGAAAAAGATCTCTCGTAAAGAGAAAGGCATTGGGGATACGATAATGAAATTAATCACAGAAACAATTGAATCTGTAAAGATGATCACCGAAGAAAAGAATGGTGTGAAAACACTCTTCATTCAAGGTCCATTCCTCGTTGCAGAAGCAAAAAACCGTAACGGTCGTATGTATAAGACAGATACTCTTGCAAAAGAAGTAGATCGCTACAACGAAGAATATGTTTCTAAGAATCGCGCATTCGGTGAATTAGGTCATCCTGATTCTCCATCAATCAATCTAGACCGAGTATCACACTTGATCACTTCACTCAAGCAGGAAGGTAATCAGTGGATCGGTAAGGCAAAAATTCTTGAAACACCAATGGGTAAGATCGCCAAGTCCCTTATGGAAGGCGGTGCAACTCTCGGTGTCTCGTCACGTGGCATGGGTTCACTCAAAGAAGTAAACGGTGTCAACGTGGTTCAAGATGACTATTATCTAGCCACAGCGGCTGATATTGTAGCGGATCCATCCGCACCAGGAGCTTTTGTTCAAGGTATTATGGAAGGCAAAGAGTGGGTTTGGGATAATGGCATTGTAAAAGAAATTAATGTCAATGCTTATTATAATCAAATCAAGAATGCAAAACAGAAGCAAATTGACGAGATCTCCTTAAAAATATTCGAGAACTTCTTGTCAAAACTTTAAAATTTATAAATAATATTACTTCTTCAGGAGTTTAAAACAATGAGTAAGACATTATCAGAATCCGCTGCAGAAATTCTAAAAGCATCAATGAATGCTCAAAAAGACGCAGCAGCAAAACTACCAGGCGAGATGGATGATCTCGGTGGTTCAACAAAAGAAAAGCCAGAAGGCGACGATGTTGGTAAGAAAACTGCAGCTGGTGTTGGTGAAGCACCAAAGCCTGGCAACTCAACAGTTGCTGGCGATAAGAAAATGGGCTCAGTAAAATCAGCAAATATCGCAAAGCCAGTTGTTGGTAGCGTCCAACCTGGACTTGGTGAAGAGACAGAATCCTCTGAAGAAGAAGAAGTCATTGCTGAGGTCCCTTCCATAGAGTCGGATGATCTACCTGTCTTCGAAGCCAAGAAAGAAGAAAAGGAAGAAGAGGAAGAGGAAGAAGAAGACGAAGAAGATGAGAAGGCAATGAAAGAAGCCTTCAAGAACGACATGAAGAAAAAGCATGCCAAGTCAATGGCAGAAGATGTCGACGCTCTCTTCAATGGCGAATCACTCTCTGAAGAGTTCCGCACAAAAGCCACAACAATCTTCGAAGCAGCAGTTAACTCACGAGTTGATGCTATCCTAGAAGATATGATGACAGAAAATGATGCAGTTCTTGCAGAAGCTGTCGAAGAACTCAAGAATCAGATGTCAACACAAGTCGATGAATATCTAAACTATGTTGTTGAACAATGGGTTGAGGACAATCAAGTTGCAATCGAAGCAGGTCTTCGTGCAGAACTCGTTGACGATTTTATTGGTGGTCTAAAGAATCTATTCGCAGAACACTATATCGAAATCCCAGACGAGAAGGTTGATGTAGCGCAAGAGCTCGCAAATCGCGTCGCAGAACTCGAAGAATCAACAGTTAAGACAACAGAAGAAGCATCAGAGATTATTGCTTCTCTAACAGAACAACTCAATGCTGCAAAGAAGAACGAAGCAATTCGTAAGATCTGCGAAGGTCTAACTGAAGTGCAGATTGAGAAAATGAAATCGCTCGCAGAGGGCGTGGAGTTCACCACAGAAGGTGAGTTTGATAATAAGCTCGCAACTATTCGCGAGAACTACTTCCCAAGTAAGACCAATGTGAAGAGTGAGGTAAAGGCACTTCAAGAAACAGCTGTTGAAGAGCCAGAAGTAGCAGAAATTCATGGTATGATGAAACATTATGTTAATGCAATCGCAAAAACGGCTCCAAAAGCCTAATTAACTCATCTTTTTTACGGAGAGAATAAAAATGTATCTTAATGAAACATATGTAAAGAAGTGGGCTCCAGTTCTAGATCACGGCGATCTACCAAAAGTTACTGACCCATACAAGCGTGCAGTTACTGCACTCGTTCTTGAAAACCAAGAGCGCGCCCTCATGGAAGAATCACGCTCAATGCAGAACCTCTGGGAAGCAGGTTCAGTTGCAGGCGGTGGTCTACCAAACAACATCGGTGGTGGTTCATCACCTGTTAATGGTAGCGAAGGCGCAATCAAGGGCTTCGACCCAATTCTAATCGGATTGGTCCGTCGTGCACTACCAAACCTAATGGCTTATGACATCTGCGGCGTTCAGCCAATGACAGGTCCAACAGGCTTGATCTTCGCAATGCGTTCAACATACGCATCTGCAACAGCTCGTGGTGGTGAAGCTCTTTACCTAGAAGCCAACACTGGTCACTCAGGTAATGCTGCAACAGGCACACAGTCAACATTGGCTGTCAACCCTGGTAATGCTAACGCATCAATCTTCGGTCTTGATAACACTGGTCCTG